CGAAATCGCGCGCCTTGCTCTTGGGGCTGTACAGGCCGCGCCCGATGGCCGTGGCGAGCGTCCCGAGCGCGCGCGACGCGTTCGCGAGCGCGGCCGTGGCGCTGGCGATCGACGTTTTGTCGGGGGAACCGAGCGCGTAGATCGCCCGCGCCGTATCGGGCGTCACAATGCCCTTCGCCACGGCATCGTTCGCGAGCGATCGGGCGTTATTGTACGCCGCGAAGAGGCCGGCGACGGCGCTCACGGAATCGAACGCCGCCGCGAGGCGCTCGCCACCGATGCCGGCCACGAAATCGATCGCCTCGCCGAGCTGCCCATCACGCACCGCGATCTTGCCAGCCGTCTTGAGCGACTTGCTCACCCTCGACGACGGCACCGGGGTCGTCCCGATCGTCGCGCTCCCGTAGTGGAAGGTCTCGGTCTCGGTCTCGGTCTCGGTCTCGGTCTCGGTCTCGGTCTCGGTCTCGGTCTCGGTCTCGGTGGCACCGCTAGCGGTGCCACCGATACCGGTGTCACCGCTAGCGGTGCGCTTCGCGGTGCGCTTCGCGGTGTCGGCGGTGTCGGCGGTGGTGGTGGTGGTGGTGGTGGTGGTGTCGGCGTTCTTGAAGGCGTTCATGGTTTGAATCCTACTACGGTGGCCATGCCGTGGCGCGCGACATGCGCACCTTGGGCAAGGCGATGGAATCCGGGCTAGCCCTGCCCGTGGCGCGTAGATACAAAGCACCGCGCATGCCAATTCCGAAACCCAATGGTCTCGCAGGCTTCCACGGTGCGCGGGTGCGAAACGGTTTGCGCACTAAAGGGTGCGCGCCAGCGTTCGCAGTGCAGAAGCCCTTGGATTACGCGGCTTTCCGCACCGCGTATGATCGTTCGCACCCTAGGTGCGAAACGGTTTGCGCACCCCGTACCGCTCCCGAATTACCTCGAGAGTGACAAAAGCGTGGCATTGTCAATTGGATTGTCAATCTCACGGCATTCTCGTTTGTCACTCCCGCGAGATTGGCGGCACTCTCCGTTTGTCAATCTCATGAGAATCCGACGTATTACCAGGATGGGCCCGGGTCCGCCCAGCCCGCAGCAGGTGCAGTAATTTTATAGTGGCAACATACAGGAAAAAGCAGGACTATTTCTAGTGCGAGTTTTATAGTGGCAACATACAGGAAAAAGCACGGGTGTGACGGGCGCGGTATATGTACTGGTAGCTGCATACAGCACAGGCATACAGCGAGATAGCACTAGAATACGGTGAAGTAGAGCGCGTATAGCAGAGAATAGAGCAAGGATGTGTTAAAGTGGTTGCGGGCAGGAGCAAGGCTATGGCAAGTAGTGATTGGAGGTGTCGAGATGGAGGTAGGAGGTTTGGGTCTCGGGCTTCGAGAGCCGGGAGGCGGCGCTGGCCTCGCTGGAGACTTCGCCATGACGGAGGAGCTGTTGATGTCGCGGGAGGCGGCAGCCTCGGGAGGTGAGTCGTGATTGTGATCGCCGACCACATTCTCGCGCGCATCCTCGCCGTCGAGGTCGACGACGTGCGCGCGCTCAAGGCGGCGTGCCGCGAGACGCACCCGAAGGGCGGCATGCAGCTCGGGCACTGCGCGTGCGGGAGGCCCGGACCTCCGAGCTCCGCGTGTCGGGCGCTGGGGGCGCTGATGGACGTGGCAGACCTGATGAACCGGGAGACCAAGCCATGAGCGACGACTCGAAGCCGCTCCCGTGCCCGTTCTGCGGTGGAGAGGCGCGATACATTGGGATGGGGAGTTTTGGTCGCATGGTTGAATGCCCTTGCGGGGCAGAGCTTTGGCCTGGCGCGCGCAACGAAGCCAAAACCATCGCCGCGTGGAACCGGCGCGCCTCGCCTCCGGTCCCCGCCCGCACCCGCTGGCGCGCGCTGCGGGACGCCGGCCTGGGGCAGCTCGTCGTGCGTGTGCCGCGCATCGCGAGGCCGTCGTGAGCGCCCTCGGCAAAGCCCTACGCGCCGCCCGCATGGGTCGCGGCTTCGGTCTGCGCGAGCTGGCGCGTCGGGTCGGGATCTCGGCGACGTACCTCTCGCGCATTGAGACCGGCGAGGAGCGCCGCCCACCGTCGGAGGAGGCGCTCACCGCGCTAGCGCGCGACCTCGCCGCCGACCCCGACGAGTTGCTGTCGCTGGCCGGCCGCGTGCCGGCCGATGTCATCGACATCCTGCTCGCGGACCGGACGCTGTGGTCGACGCTGCGGATGGTCGCTCACGTGGGCATGACGGGCGACCTCATGCGCGCCCGGCTCGGCCTGCCGGAGGACGACCTGTGACCCGCACCGAGACCGTCCCCGGCACCCGCGTCCGCGTCACCTCGACGGCGGGCGCGACGTGCCACCAGCCACCGGACCGGCGCGTGTGGGCGCAGGTCCTCCGCGGCCTGCTCGGCCGCACTGAGGTGTCGCGATGAAGTCACCATCCCCCGCGCCGCTCTACGCGACGATCCTGCCCGTCCTAACCGAGACCGCGCGTGGCCTAGGCTACGCTCTCGCGGTCCACGGCACGCTCTCGCGCGATCTCGATCTCATCGCGGTGCCATGGGTCGACGATGCGGCCCCGCCCGAGGAACTCGTGCAGGCGCTCGCCGCCCGTGTCGCATGGACCAGGGACGACGGGATGCTCATCCAGGGGCCTGAGCGGAAGCCGTACGGTCGCCTCGCGTGGACTATCCCGCTCTGCGGGGACGCCTTCGTGGACCTGTCGGTCGCGCTCATCGATACCGAGGGCATGACCGAGGCCGAGGTCGCGGCCGAGTTCGCGGTCCACGGCCAGGACTATGCCGCCAACAAGGACAGGGTCGAGTCGTACCTCGCAGAGGTGACCTGCCCGGACTGCGACGGCAAGTGCGTCGGCTGCACCGCCGGCGACCGCGTCTGCAACGGCACGACCATCATGGAGTGCACCATGGACTTCGAAGAAGCTCTGCGCGCCCTGAAGGAGGGCATGTGGTCACCTCCGTGAACGACCGCGCCACTCTCCGCTCGCTGCTGCTGCTCGTCGGCCTGTCCCGACGCTGGCGCGGCCTGGAGACCGTCGCGTGGCGCGTCCACCACTCCTTCGAGGCGGAGGTGAAGGAGGCTCTGCGGGGGAAGCTGAGCCGTCTCCACACCCGCATCCAGAACAAGTGGTGCTGGGAGATCGACCTGAACGAAGAGGACCCTGATGGCGGTCCCCGGCTACACGCCTGAGTACGAGGAGAAGGAGGAATGACCACCGAGATCGAGGAGGACCTTCTCGCAGGCTCCAGTGTCCTGCGAGTTGTTGATCTACAGGCCAAGCCCTTGACCTTGGCCAGCATCGAGTCGGTGCTGGCGAACATTCAAGCGGCCACGGTGCATGCCGCCCCCTCCACTACGTGGATACTGCCGCAGAGGCAGTGGGAGGGGCTGAACCTGTTCGCGTGGTACGCGACGTGGCTCGAGCAGTTCGGGCGGCGGGTGCCCCGCAAGTTCCGGGTGTGGGGGCTACCTGGTATACGTAAACTGTACGCGGAGTACGGACCGAAGGAGGCGAGCGATGCGTGATCGTAACTGCAGGGCGTGGCAGAAGGGGTTTGACGTGCCCCGGCCGGGAGGGCGGCGGTGAGCGCGCCAGAGTTCTACTACTGCGACGGGAGCATCATCTCGCGGGTCGACCGGGCCCCGACGGCGGACGACACGCTGCGCGCGGCGGCGCAGGCCGCGCTGGAGGCGCTGCTCGTGGCGCTGGGCTACGAGCTGCGCGGTGGCGAGCCTGCGGAGAGGATCCATCGGCTCGAGCAGGAGCGAGACGAGCTCCTGGTACGAGTTCGCAAGGCGGAGGACGCCGCGGCGCAGCTCCGCAAGCAATCCGATGCGCTGCAGACGGAGATGGCGAAGGACATGGAGGAGCGCTGGCCGGCGCTTCAGCAGCGCCTGGACGCGAAGCTGCGGGACGAGATCGAGCGCACGCAGGGGCTGTTCCAGGCGGCAATCCAGCGGAATGGTGGACTGGAGCGAGAGCTGGAAGAGAAGCAGAACAGCCTGGACGCAGCGGTCAAGGAGGTCCTGGCGTTACAGCGCCACCTGCTCCACCTGCGCAGATTGCTGAAGGCCTCTCGTCGCGAGAACAAGGGGCTACAAGAGAGCCTCGAGCTGGAGAAGACGCGCAGGGCGGCTGCCAAGCCGATCAACACGGACGAGGCTCTCCGGGTGCGGCTCGCGCAGGTCACGGAGCTGTCGGAGCGGCAGGCCCACGACATCACCTTGATGCGCGCGAAGCTGGCCCGGCTCGAGCCCGTGGAGGTCACGAAGATCGCCACGGAGCTGCAGGACTTTGTGGCGTGGACCGAGAAGGAACTCGGTGACATCGACATGGAGGGCGGCGCCATCGCGTCGCTGGGAAGGAGGAGCGAGTGAGCAAGGATGAACGGCTTCGGGAGTACGTGCTCAGGCTGATCCAGCGGGGTCGCCGCGGTGCGCGCATCGCAACGACGAACTGGCTCATCGACGAGGTGCGGGCGGAGTTCCAGCTGCCCGACACGCCGCAGGTGGTACGACGTCTGGTGCGGGCTATGAAGGCCCAGGGCCACGCGACCTACACCGAGGCGGGCTGGAGGTGCGGGGCTTGACGCAGACCTCCTGCCACACTTGTATGGGCGCCCCCCGCTACCAGCGGCACTGGACGGTCGACGAGGACCGCGACCTGCTCTGGAAGTGGGAGGACAGCACGCTGGACGAGCTCGCCGCAGCCTTCGGTCGCTCTCCTCAGGCGGTGTGGTGCCGGGCGAAGCGGCTCGGTCTCCGGGCCGTTCCGCAGGGCTACGAGACCGTCGAGGCCGCGGCCAAGCGCTGGGGCGTGGCATGGCAGACCATCGCGGACGCGATCAAGGCGTCGGGACGGAGGATGCGCTACGCGAAGCAGACCCCCGGCCGTAGCCGGGCGTCTGCGCTGCGGGTCGTCACCGCGCTGCACCCCGACGCCGTCGACGAGGCGATGCAGCAGTGGATGGACCGCGAACCTCTGCACCGCCTCGTTCGTCGCGAGGGTCTCTGTTACCAGACCGCGATCAAGGCCCACCGCCGGCTCTATGGCGAGAGCCGCAAGCACTCGATCCGCATGCTGGACTCGACCCAGGCGGTCGCCCTCATCGCGGAGTGTCGGCGCATTGCGCGCCGTGAGCGACCCTCACCGTAGTGGGGTCGCGTAGCCCCTCGCCGTGACCTCCGTGGCCAGCGTTCGCCCCCGGTGCTTCGCATCGGGGTCCGCCAGCCTGAACAGGAAGTCCGCGAGCGCGAGGGTCGCGTCGAGGCCCCGGTCCACCCGGACCGGGGCCTCGATGTGCATGTTCGAGCTGGGACCGAAGACCGTGATCCCCGTCGGCGCGACCGTGACGCGAAGCGTCACGCCGTGCTCCCGCCCGGCGACCCAGGCGTAGACGGTCGAATCCATGTGAGGGTTCGTGGAGATCTGGGACCAGCCTGGGAACATGCTGAACCTCTAGCACAGACGCTAGCGCTGCCGCTGTGGCAACTTCGTTGCCAGTTGACGTGCTAGATCGGACTGATAGCAAGGGGTCGTGTCCAGAGCGAAATCCGAGACGGGGTGGCGACCTTGGCCGATGGTGGTGCGGTGGTGCCGGCGATGTGGCGTCGGGCCTCCGAACTTCTATAACTCGCGGGGGCTCTGCAACATCTGCCACAAGACGCTGCGGCACGTGTACGTGCCGCTGTGGGACTCAGCGTGGAAGTCGGCGGTGTGGACGGGGTCGCCGACGGGGCAGGCGGGGGTGGTGGCGAACGGGCCCTGCCAGCCGCGCTGCGGCAAGCTGCGGAGCCACGCCTGCAGCTGCGGCGGCCCGGGTGGCGGGGGCCTGCCGCTGAGCACGTGGCGCGAGCGCCTGGGGCAGCGCACGCAGGAGCTGCTCCTCGAGGGCGACCTCGTTCCGGCGCTGGACGCCTGGGAGAACATCCCGCCGGAGCTGACCACGTACATCGGGTCGCTGTTCTCCCGGCCGGAGGTCTGGCTCGCGGACCAGATCGGCAAGCCCGCGGTGCAGGCGTTGGCGGAACCGGCGCGGGCAGTGGAGGCCGCCCGGGTCGCGACCTCGCTGCTGTACCGCTGGTGGCGAACGGGGCCCGGCGTGCCCGGGCCCGGGACCGCCTTCGTCGTGCAGGGCGGCCAGGTCGTCTGCGTCCACGTGGACCCGAAGGTCGTGATGCCCCTCGAGCTCTGGGGCTCGTCGCCGCGGATCGAGGACATCGTCTGGGACCAGATCGCCGGTTCCGACCCCACGCCCGCGCCCCTTGATCGTACGGACACGTTCGTGGTCACGACGTCGCAGCAGCGGGTGCTGCGCAAGCACCCTGTGGAGGTCCTCACCGCCCACGCGGCCACGGCGGGCTTCGTGGCGGAGGTTCTCGCGATGGGGCAGACGTGGAGTCTCGGCATGGCGGTCGGTGACGAGTGGCTCGAGATTCACGGCGAGCTCGACGCGGAACGCGTCGAGGTGATCTGGAGCCACGGTCACGGCGTGTCGGTGAGCTCGCCCCGCTACGCGAGCTCGCCGTGGCCGATGTTCTTCGCTGCGGTGCGCAATCGCTATGGCGCGTAGGACCGCGGTCTCCACACCGGCGGAGCTCTACGCTGGCCTCTCGTCGTGGCTTGGACCCTTCGACATCGATGTCTGCTGCGCGGGACCTGGGTCCATAGCTCCGCCACTGTGTGATCACTGGTGGATCCCCGAGGATGACGGGCTGCAGCAACCATGGCCGGGCTTCGCGTGGTGCAACCCGCCGTTCGGTGACGAGGGCAGCTGGGTCAAGAAGGCGGTCCACGAGGTGCGATTCGGCGACGCCCTGCGGGTCGTGATGCTCGTGCCCGTGAAGGCAGACCTGGCGTGGTGGCCACTCGCGATGGCGGAGGTCTGCAAGGTCGGCTGGATTCGCTACCGCCTCAAGTTCGGGGGCTACGAGGGCACCGCCGGGTTCCCGTGCTGCGTCCTGGTCTTCGAGCACGGGCTCACCGGCCCGCCCGAACACTACGCGGTCACCCGCGCTGGCGTCGCAACCCCTATCACACCCTTGCAGGACGCCCCGGGTCTGTAGCGACACCCCTGTCACATAGGGAGCAAGCATGGCACCTCGCGACCCGGCTGGGATGATCAGGAAGCGCGCCGACGGCGGCGTCTGGCAGAAGAAGAACACGCCCGAGGGGGACTGGAAGCAGCTCTCGGCCGGGCACGGCCCGAGCGGCCAGGGCGGGATGGAGCCGCAGGTCGCGGGCGAGCAGGCGGAGCAGGGCGAGCCCGGCGACGCGCAGTGGGCGGACACCATCGTCCGGCACGAGCTCGACGGGCACGCGCCCGAGGCGACCATCCACCCGGTCAACGTGGACGTGGACCTCGAGGGGGACACGGACGCGAAGCCGGTGATGTCGTGGACCGATTCGGCGGGCGCGCCGCGCCACGCCTACTCCCGGGCCTTCCATCATCGGCGCGCCGCGCTCCTGCAACCGCAGCTGGCCTCGGCGCGCCCCGTGCTGGTCGCGGCGCACGCCGCGTTGCAGGCGGAGCTCGGCGGCGACCGCGCGGCGGCCGCCGCGCTTGGGCTCGCCCACCTCGTGACGGGACATGACCTCGAGGACCTCGCGACCGCGGACGTCTATCACAATCGTGGTGGAGAGCAGGACCTCGAGGTGGCGCGGTCCGCGGGGAGGGTGCAGCGCTCCCACACGGCGGACGCGACGCACCCCGACAAGCTCCACTACGCGATTCGCCACCGCCGGGGGCACGTGATCCTGGCACCGCACCACGACGCGGCGCTGGCGGAGCACCATGCCGCGGGCGGCGGGCACGGCACGGCGGAGGAGGCGCGAGCGCTGCTCGCCGAGCACGGGGTGGCGGAGGAGCACGCGCACGTGATGCGCGCGCACGCGCTCCTGCACCACGCCGCGGACCAGCTCTCGAAACTCCCGGCGGTCGACCTCTCGAACAACGCCGGCGCGGGCATCCAGCAGGTCGTGTCGAACGTCCAGGCGGTCAGCGACTACCTGGCGGAGCAGTACGGCCACCCGCCGGCGCCGGTCGGCTCCTCGTACGTGGCGCCAGCGCTGGTCGCGGCGTACGTGGAGGAGTCGGGGGGAGCTCGGCTGTGGCCCAAGACGTTCGCGGGGCTGCACGGGCCTCCGCAGGGGAAGGCAGGGCTCTCGCCCGTGGCCCGCTCCGTGGCGCTGGCGCCGCTGACCGTGGAGAGGGAGACGATGAAGAAGACCCCGACGACGGAGCTCGAGGCCAAGACCATCGCCCGGTTCACCGATGCGGACGAGGCCATGTGGACCTCGGCCGTTGCCCACGGCGCGGGCGACTGGGGGAAGACCGTGAAGGTCTTCCGGTCGATGAAGTACAGCCGCAAGAAGAAGGACACCGCATGGAGCTCAACGAGCGAGGGCATCGCCTCTGCGACCGCGCCCTCTCCTACCAGTTCGTCCCTCCCCGAGAGCCCGTCGCCCTCGACCCCGCCGACCGAGGAACCGAGGTCGACGACGCCTACCCCCTCCCCGAAGCCCTCGTCGTCGCCGCTCGCCGACGGGGTGGTGGCGCAGCTGCGCCGGCCCGGGGACGGCCGATCGGTGGACGTGTCACGGGATGACCTCCCGCGCGCGCTCGCCGCGGCGAACTTCGCGCTGCTCGCGCCCGACTCCCGGTGGAAGGTCGGCGAGCAGGAGATCACGATTGGCCAGGTGCGCGGCGACCGCTGCGAGCTCACCTACGGCGGCCACCGTGTCCTCGCCAAGGTCGAGGACGTCAGGCTTCGACTCGCGAGGTCGTACGGCGTCGCGGTGGATGCGAACATCGACGCGGTGATCGCGCCCGTCGCTCCACGTCCTGAGCGTACCTCCCCACTGAAGCTGCGGGCGCGATCCCTCTACATGCAGGTCATGCGGGCGAAGCGTGCGGGGCGCGTGGACGACCGGGAGCTCATCGCCGCGACCGACCACGTGATGCGGTCCCGCTACGAGCAGGCCATCCCCGCCCTCGAGCAGATCCTCCTGAAGGCGAAGGTGCAGCGCTCCGCCGGCGCGCCGCCGGGCGCACCCGACACCTCGGGGAAGGCGCAGAGCGCAGCCAGCGAGGACGGCAAGGGTGCCAGCCGCAAGAAGAAGGCAGTCGGCGAGGAGTCGACATGGGCGGACGGCTCGCGCCACGTGAAGGTCGGTCCCGGCAAGTGGAAGGAGGTCGGCAAGGGTGGCGCACGCAAGCCGGAGTCGGGCCAGGTCGGGAAGGGCAAGTCGACCTCGCTCGAGGGCGCCCAGGCCCGGCTGAAGAAGCTCCGCGAGCAACGGCGCCGCACGCAGTCGCCCGAGGTGAAGAAGCAGATCGACGCCCAGATCAAGTCGGTGAAGGACCGCATCAAGAAGCTCACCGCGGGCCACTCCAAGCAGTACCACGGGTCGGCGCCGCAGAACGCTGGCAGCCGCACGGCGCGCAGCGCGGCCCTCTCCCACGAGGACCTCGTGCAGCGCGAGCTGCTCGAGCTCGCGAAGCGCTCGGCGGACACGCCGCTCTCGGAGACCTACCGCCAGCTCGAGGGCGTGCTGCACCGGGTGTCGCGGTCGGCGGTGGGGTCCTTCGAGAACTACGCGGCCACGAAGCCCGGGCCCGAGGGCCTCGCCTACCTGGCGTCCTCCGCCTGCCCCGGCTCGCTCTACAACTCGGCGCTGGCCTACGCTCAGCTGCACGGCTACGGCGGGCTCGTCAGCGCGCTGCTCAACGGAGTCGGCTGATGGGTCGCCGCAAGTCGCTGCCGGTCGCCCCGGCCGAACCGAGGTCGGCGAACACCGACCCGATGTTCGTTCAGTTCCTGGAGATGTCGAATCTCCTGAACACGGACAGCAAGGGCGTCGGGATGGCGTACTCCATCCAGCGCGCGCTGTCCCGTTCGACGATCATCGCCCCCATCAAGCAGACCCTCATCAACTGGGGCGCGGACTTCGCGCAGCCGCAGCTCTCCCCCTACTCGATCGGCTGGCGCGTGGCGAAGACGGACCGGAACGTCATGTACGGGCCGTCCGACTGGAAGACCATCGACGAGATCTCCACCGTCATCCAGCGCGCGGGGTGGGAGTGGTTCCCCGGTGGCTTCGAGATGTTCGTGCGGGATGCGATCAACAACACGGTCACGCATGACCAGGTCGTGGCCGAGATCATCCGGGAGGATGCCCCGGAGGGTCGCATCGGTCGTCCGTGGGGCTTCGTGCCTCTCGATCCCAGCACGATCCGCCGGCGGCTCCCCGAGGACGTCTACGAGCGGCGGAGCTTCAGGTGGGACTACGAGGACGCGGCCTTCATGCAGATCGTTCCGAACGGGGCGGGCATGGAGGTCGTGGCCGAGTTCGCCATGCACGAGATCCTCTGGGGCATCCGCCGGGGTTCCTCGTGGATTCACCGCGCGGGCTACGGGTTCCCGGAGCTCGAGGAGTACGCGCCGATGATCGCTGCGTTCCTGAACGCGGTGACCAGCAACGCGATGAGCGTGACGAGCGGCTCCCACATCCCGAACATCCTCTTCTGGCTCACCAAGAACGAGGGCCGGCAGTGGGAGACGCTGCGACAGGACCTGATCACTCAGGTCGCGGGCGTGCGCAAGAACCGCCGCCAGGTCATCGTGAAGGGCAACCCGGACATGAAGGAGGAGATCCGCTCCATCCCCGTCGGGTCCTCGAACCACGACATGGAGTTCATGTCGTGGCTCGACTTCGGCAAGAACATGACCTGTGCGATGTACAATCTCGATCCGCGCGTCGTGTTCCCGCAGTCGACCGACATGGAACGCTCGCGGGCCGACCAGATGTCGCCGACCGAGCGCGCGCTGCTCTCGAAGGAACGGGGCTTCCGTCCCGTGCTCCGTGCCATCGCGACCTGGATCAACGAGGCCATCGTCTCGTGGTGGCCGGGCTACCGCTTCGACTTCGTAGGCTTCGACTCGCAGAGCGAGCGCGACAAGCTCGAGATGGACATCAAGGCGGTGACGACGTTCAAGTCGCCGAACGAGCTCCGCGCCGAGCGCAACCTGCCCCCGTTCGACGACCCCATCTCGAACCGCCCGCTCAACTCGCTGTACCAGGCGTACATCCAGCAGCAGATCGAGCAGGGCGCGCAGATCCCCGGCCTTGAGCTCGCGGCCGACAACATCTCGGCGTGGGTCAACGGACGCCGGCTGCCCGAACCGACCTCCGCCGCGTGACGCGGCGTGTTCTGTACGTGAACCTATAGCCGCAGCTTCGCGGCGATGGGCAAGCTCAAGAACATCGCTGCGCAGCGCGTCCGGGTCGAGCGGTCGGCCGCGGCCGACACCGAGGACGGCATCGTCCACGGGATCGCGTCCGTCGAGGAGCCTGACCGCGGCAAGCTCCTCATCCGCATCGACGGCATCGAGTTCCCGCCAGCAGTCCCCATCGTCTTCGAGCACACCGTTGGCGGCGTGAACGTCCGCGACATCGTCGGCGAAGCCCAGTGCTACGTGGCCCGGTCCGCCGACGACAAGCCCGCGCTCATGTTCAAAGGCAAGTTCTACACCTCGCGCAAGCCCATCGCGCGCGAGCTGTATGACACCGCGCTCGCGATGCACGAGGCCGGGGACAACCTCTCGCTCTACGTGAGCGTGGACGGCACGTCGCCGCCCGACAGCCTCCTCGTCCACAAGGAGGGCGAGCTCGCTGGCGTCGCGGAGCTGAAAACCATGAAGCTCGACGCCCTCGCGGTGACGAGCTCGCCGATGAACGGCCGCGCCGCCTGGGGCCCAGGCGAGGACTGGCTCCCGGTCGCCGCGAGCCTCGCCGCGCCCGAGGCGTTCAACGTGCTCGCCTCGGTGCTGCAGGATGATCACGAGGCAGGCCTGCGCGGCCTGCTCGACACGACGTTCCGGGTGGCGCGCTCGACGCAGCAGGCGCACTGGAACGTGCGCGGGCCGACCTTCTCGCAGCTCCACGAGCTCTTCGGTGAGCAGTACGACGAGCTGAACGGTGCGGTCGACGACATCGCGGAGCGCATCCGGGCCATCAACGTGCTCCGCTCCGTGGCGGTCGCTGACCAGGGGCTCGTCGCGTTTCAGGACTTCGCCCCGGCCGAGGAGATGGTCTCGACGCTCGCTGCGCTCCACGAGAACTGCGCGATGCAGGCGAAGGTCATCTCGCGCGCGGCGGAGCGCAACGGCGACGCGGCGACGGTCGACCTCGCCGGTCGCCGGGCGGTCGCTCACGAGAAGGCCGCGTGGATGCTGCGCAGCACGCAGGCTCCGGGCGCGGCCGCGACGCCCGTGCAGCGCTCGGGCGTCGGCTACCCGACCCAAGGGATGGGCGCGACGAGTTCGGCGGGTGCTGAGCTCGGTGTGCTCGTCGCCAGCAACACCGCCCCAGACGCGAGCAATCGGCGTCGTGATCTCGATGCTTTCACGATGCGTTTGCTCAAGGACTACCCGTGGCTGTCGGAGAACGAGGCGACGGTGATGACCAGAGAACTGATCGCTCGGCTCACTCGCCGGGCCCCCTGAAGGAGTTGATCATGCAGAAGGCGAGCGAGTTTCTCAACCAGCTCACGCAGCTGAAGGTCGCGGAGGCCGAGGCTCTCCGCATCACCCGTTCCAAGATCGACGCGAAGGAGCTCACCGATGACCTCGCGCCCGCCCCGGCGGTGACGCTCAAGGACTTCGACGAGCTCCTCGCCTCGATCGCCACGCAGCGCACGGCGCTCGCGGCCAAGGAGGAGGCGGCTCCGGTCCAGCGCTCGGCGCAGGGCGCGCAGGCGAAGGAGGACTTCTTCAACATCGAGGACCTCCACCAGGACCTGAGCCTCCACATCGAGCGCTCGTCGAAGCGCGGCGACGTGCTGGCGCAGGCGCAGGGTGTGCAGATGCAGCTCATGGAGCAGCTCACCCGTGCGGTCGTGAAGCTCAGCGACCAGATCGCCTCGATCGGCCAGCGCACCGACAACCAGTTCGTCGAGATCCAGCGCTCGCTGGCCTCGCGCGTCCCGGCCGGTCCCCGCGCGCTCACCGGCGCGCAGCCGCTCCCCTCGCCGAACGAGGAGGGCGTCTCCAAGCAGGCGACCCGCGTCGCCGTCCACCAGGCGCTGACGCAGGCCATCCAGCGGTCGGCGGCGGCCATCTCGAACGCGGCCACCCCGGGCGACCGGGCGGCGGCGCAGGCCAAGATGGAGCAGCTCCGTCACGCGAGCTCGCAGCTCTCGGGCGGCGCCGATCCGGCGACGGTCGCGGCGAACGCGGGCATCGAGTACAAGGCCGCCTGATCACCCACTGATCGCCCCCTGGTCCCCAGGCCGCGGCGAAGGAGAGAGAGAAAATGAGCGACTTCATGCAGGCCGCGATGAACGGCAGCTTCGGGGGCCAGGACTTCTCGATCGCGGAGCTCCGCGAGATCGGCAAGAGCCTCGAGGACGCCGCCCTCGGTATCACCCGCTCGGGCGTCAACTACCCGCTGCAGGGCGTGCAGTACGACTCGACGACCCTCGGCACGAACGGTGAGCTCTCGCCGCTCGTGCCGCAGTCGATCGAGAACACCCTCGTCTCGACCACCTTCTCGAACAAGCACATCAAGTTCTGGCCGAGCCTCGCGTCGATCGACGTGACGCAGCCGCTGCACGAGTACCCGCTCGCGCATCAGCACGGCGGCTTCGCGATGGACCCGTTCTTCGCCGAGGGCGGGATCGGGGCCGTCGGTGAGCCGGTGTTCGAGCGCCAGACCATCCGCATGAAGTACATGATGGAGCTCATCTCGCTGACCGACGTCGGCGTGATGACGGGCCTCATGGGCCCGAATCCGTCGGCGGTCGCGATGCGGACCGAGCAGGGCACGCTCTCGCTCACCCAGAAGCTCGAGAACCTCCTCTTCTGGGCGGACTCCCGGCTCAACCCGAACGCCTTCGACGGCCTCTACGCGCAGATGGAGCGCAAGGCCCCGAACAACGTCACCAACATGTATGGGGCGTCGTGCGGGCCGACGAAGCTCCAGGAGATCCTCGGGACGCTCGTCTCGCCGGATCTCTACTCGCTCCCGAACCGGATCTACTGCTCGCAGCAGCAGTTCCAGGCGTGGGTCAACGAGGCGCTCACCTACGGGCGCTTCGACCAGGCCTCGGCGGGCGCCCGCTCGCTCTACTACGGCCAGGACCAGCTCTTCGTGAGCGCGCCCGGCACGGGTCGGATCGAGATCACCCCGATCCCGTTCCTGTCGCAGCGCAAGAACCCCATCAAGACCGCGATGGGCGGGGCGGGTGCGCCGGCGGTCCTCACGCCGACCATCGCGCGGGTCGCGGCCGTCGACGGGTCGGAGTGGCAGGCGGACGACGTCGACTCGAAGTACCTCTGGTACATCCTCGAGCTCTACGGCGACCGTGGCACCTCGGTGACCACCGCGGCTGGCGGCGTGCAGATCGTGGCCTCGGGCGACGGCGTCCGCATCCGCCTCCCGGACAGCGGCTACGCCCTCGCGGGCGACGGCTCGCTCAAGTACGTCAAGCTCTACCGCGCGGCGACGACCACCGCGGTGGCGCCGACGGACCTCCGCCAGTACGAGTGGGTGGGCAGCCACCCGCGCAACACCCTCAACGCGGGGGCGACCGAGATCTACGATCTCAACACCTTCCGCCCGGGCACCTCGCCGATCTTCCTCGGCCAGTTCGACCCGGAGACGATCAACTGGTACAAGTTCCTGCCGTTCACCCGGCGCACCATCCCGACCCTCGACACGACGATCAAGTTCGCGCTGATGCTCTTCGGCGCGCTCAACGTCCGCGTGCCGTCGAAGATGTGGACGATTCGGTGCGCCAAGAACAGCTAAGACTCCGCCCGCTTAGGCGGGCGAAAATCTAGCACAGGAGGCCACCCCTTACGGGGTGGCCTTTTTGTTGTCCCTGCGGTTGTTCGCCTGCTGCTTGGGGTTGGCCCAGCGGCAGTTCTCCTTCACGTAGGGCCCGTCGTTGTCAATGCGGTCCAGCGTGTACCAATCCGCGGGTCTGGGTCCCATGTCCTCCTTGAAGTTAGGGTATCCCCGTACGGGGTCCAACCAACGATCACACACGTAGACCCCTCGTCCGCCATAGTTCGGGTACGAGACGTTGTCTACGTTATAGCAACGCTCCTTCATCCCGTACCAGACCTTGTACTCTGGGTTCTCCTGCTCCCAGCCCTTGCGCAGGGCGAGCCGTGTCTCGTAGTGGCAGCCACATGAAATTGGCGGGCTCCTTCGCAGATAGGCCTCAGACCATGTGGTGGTCGTGCCGCAGTCGCACCGCGCGAGCCACTGCCATCTCCTCGCCGTGCGCGGCTTTCCTTTGGGCGTCGTACCGTTCGCCACGGTGACCTCAGTAGGCACCTCCAGAGTTAGCTTTCCAAAGCGGTCTCCTTCCTTGAACTGTGGCCCCCTTGCAGGCTTTCGCGCGGCCAGCATCTGCTCCGCGATGCGCTTGTTGGTCTCGGGGCTCCGCTTGCGCGCGGCGAAGCGCTTGCCGCAGCCGCACGAGCTGGTGTGGCCGTTCTTCAGCTTGATCTCCCAGACCGTACTCGTCTCGCCGCAGTCGCAGCGACAGAGCCAGGCGCTCCTGCGCCTCCCATTGTGATCCCTCACGCTGTCGTCGAAGCTCATCACCACCAGGAGCCCGTAGCGAGCCCCCGGCACGACCTCTGGATACCTCTGCACCATGTAGCACCTCCGAGACCAAGCTCTACACTTGGTGGGCACGTCCGTCAAGAAATTTAGATGGCACTCGCGTTTACGGTGCGGGCGCGGGCGGCTGCGCGGGAGCGTGCGGCCGCGCATCCTCCGTCAGGAGGTACCCTATGACCCTGGTTGCATCGCGGTCCGACCGCAATCTCGAACAGCTCTGCATCCTGACCTACCGCTTCGCGGTGGGCCCTCGCGGCGAGCTCATCCCCCAGCCTCAGACCATCGTCCGGGAGATCCTGCTCAGGCACCCGGAGTTCTGCGAGATCCCCGACCTCGCCGCGGCGCTCGAGCCCGCTCTCGTCAGCGGCCCGCCGGGGCTCGACGTGCCTCCGCCCGAGGACGACGGCGAGGGTGACGACGGGCTCGCGCGCGACAACGAGGCCTCGGCCGACATCGTGACGGCGGACCCGTCGCAGTGGTCCCACAAGCAGCTCGCGACCGCGCTCGCCCCGAAGCACGGCAAGAAGGTCTGGTCGAAGCCGAAGGACGTGCTGCTCGACCTCTACCTCGAGGACATGACCTCGCCCACGCCGTAAGGAGTACCCCATGTCGATGGCCGACATCCTGACCCCCTGCTGGCTGAAGGCCTACTACCTCCAGCAGGTGAGGACGACCGACAAGCAGGGGAAGGAGCTGCCCGAGATGTTCTGGCAGCAGGCCATCGACGGGGGCATCTCTGCGCTCGAGCTCGACCTCGACCTCGTGCTCACCGGGTCCCCCGACACCGTCCATACGCAGCGGATCGACGCGCAGTACTGGTCGGCGGAGGACTTCTACCTGAACGGCCTCACGCTGCGCCCGGTCGCCGAGGTGACGAAGTTCTCGCTGCAGTACGGCAACTACCCGGCGGCGGAGATCAACACGAACTGGGTGGTGCTCCGCGACCCCATCGCGGGGCGCTTCAACCTGCGCCCAGGGCCCGGCGCCTACACGATGCCGCAGTACCCGTTCGCGGGCTTCACGCTCGGGGGCCCGGTCCTGCAGGTGACGCCGGACCAGATCCGCATGGAGTACAAGGCGGGCTTCCTGAAGACCTTGCCCTGCACGGTCACCACGGAGGCGGGGTCGACGGATGTCGCGGTCACACTCGACACCGACGCGACCGCGGCGACGGACTACCTGCCGTTCATCAAGACGGGCTTCCACGTTCGCATCGGCGACGACGAGACCCTCTACCGCGTGAGCAAGGCGCGCGACGCCACGAAGATCGTGCTGTCGACGGCGGCGGCCGCGACCCAGACCGACGTCGAGGTCGTGGTCTACATGTACGAGCCGCTGCTGCTCGAGACCGCGGCGATGCTCGCGGCGGTGCCGCTCCTCGAGCAGATCGCCAACTGGGTCTACGGGGGCCCCGGCATCGGTGGCAAGAGCCTCGGCGTGGACGCCATGCACCAGAGCAGGGTCCTCGCTGTGGCTCCGGGCAAGTCCGTCTACGCGGCCATGATCGACGTCTACCGCACGCGTGGCGAGGAGAACCGCCTTCGCCTCATGCGTCGTTACGAGCGGCCTGGGCTCATCGTGTTCTGATGATCACACTCCCCCCTCTCTTGCTCCCTGGCACCGATGCTGAGCGCGTCGACTTCGACCTGCCCGACTTCCGCCATGCCCTCACGGCGAAGTCCGTGCGGCTCTGGTGGGAGGGCGCGACGACGTGTCCCTGCACCCGCGTCATCACGAACAAGGGTGTGACGCAGTCCACCGGCGAGCCGCAGGGCAACTGCCCCGCGTGCGGTAGCTCGTCCATCGCCTACGACAGCGGGCAGCAGACCCTCGGGATGCTGCTCGGCACGAACGACCAGCAGCGCCGGTTCTTGGAGCCGGGTCCGCAGGCCACGGGCTACGCGTACCTGACGACCTTCCCGGAGAACCTCCCGAAGGCCGACGACCGCTTCACGCTGTTCGACGGCTGGCGCATCCACTCGGAGCGCCGCCAGCGTCTCGCGTTGACCCCCGAGCGCATGCGCTACCCGATTCAGCGCCGGGCTCTCACGACGGGCGGCGGACTGAATCTGCAGACGCCCGTCGTGAAGACGGTGGGCGTGCTGCACTGCCGCTACACCGACGCCACGGGCACGGTGCAGCCGACGACGCTCGTGGAGGGCACGCACTTCGAGGTCACCGCCGACGGCGAGGTGGACTTCACGCTGGGCGATGGCCTCGGGGTCTCGCCGCCGGTCGGTGGGTTCTACTCGCTGCGCTACTTCTGTCGGCCGGTGTTCGTGGTCATCGATCACGTCTACATCCGCCGGGACCTGTTCAACCGCACCGACCTCGGGTCGCTGCATCTCGGCGAGCACCCGGTCGCCTCGCTCGTGATGGCGGAGCACCTCGGTACGCGCAACGCGCCCGTCGTGACCTGGAACCCGCAGCCCACGTGGGCCATGAAGGGGTGAGCCATGCGGACGTACTCGGGCCAGTCCCCCCGCGGCTCCGGTGGTGAGCGGGAGTGGTTTCAGTGGTTCACGGTGCGGATGAAGGAGAGCATCGAGTACGCGATGCCCGCACTGCGGGAGTACTGGCTCCAGGTCGCGGCCTCGAAGTTCGCGAACCCTGCCTGGCTGCACCGCTTCGAGGAGAACACGGAGATCGTCCTCAAGACCGAGGGGGACAAGACCCGGATCGAGTTTCAGTTCCATGAGCACCTGACCGCGGCCTTCGAGTTCGGATGGGCGCCGCCCCACTCGAAGGACTTCGTGGACGGCCTCGGCACGTGGACCGGCTCGCTGCACGACATGCGGGACTACCTCCTGGCCGGCGGGCAGAGCTTCCGGCGGGTGAAGCTCACGAACGAGCTCGGGATGCTCACGCACCGCTACAACCCGCAGACGCCGCTCGACTACACCATCGCGAAGATGCAGCAGGCCGTCACGCCGCCGAGCCATCGTCAGAAGGGCTCGCGGTTCTGGTCTCTCAGCTCGGCCTATCGCGGAGCTCCAGATGACGACGTTGCACATCGCCAGAAGCGTGTGCAGCAGATCCTCACGCAGGCCGCGCGACACCGGGGGCGGTTCAACAAGAACCTCGACGCTGATCTCAACCATCCTGCGGCGCGCGCGAACCCCGGCGGAGGGTTTGCTCGCCACCTGAGCTCGATGATGGCGCGCCCCCGGCGGGCCCCCTCTTCCAACGCAGGGGGCGGCGGCGCCATGGAGGTCGTGCGGACCATCTCGCGGGAGGTCGGGCGTAGCGACTCCTGGTTCACCCCCGGCATCGAGCCAGGGAACACGCTCGAGGACACGATGGCCTACGCCCAGCAGATCGTGATGGACGCGCTCGCGAGGGGGAAGGGATGATCGGCTACGCAGACACGAACGTGCTCCTGGCCCTCCAGGAGATGTGGGCTTCGACGCGCGACAAGACCCAGGCGGAGTGGCGCGCCATCTTCGACAGTCGCATCCCACCGGACCTCCTCAACGAGGTCTGGGATCAGATCGGCGGGACGGACATCGCCTTCCGGTCGGTGTGGACGACCCAGGCAGAAGTCGAGAATGACGTGATCATCGCAGTGGAGCTCACGACGGAGGAGCTCAATCAGCCGCAGCCCCTGGGCTACGCGTACCGCCAGCAGGTCGTGACGCCGACTCAGGTGCAGGACTCCTGGTCCATGCAGCTCACGAACCAGGTGACGATCTTCATCTTCGCAGAGAACAAGGATGTGGTCCGCGCTCTGCACTCGTGGGTGAAGGCGGCGCTGCTCAGCTCGCTGCGTTGGCTCATCGCGACGGGCATCGACGGGCTCACCTACCTCGGCGGGCGCGACCTGAGCGCGGCGGAGTTCATGCGGCCCGACGCAGGCAATTTCTACCTGCGGCAGCAGGTCTGGGGTTTCCGTACTGCGGAGGCCTACAACAAGATCAGCGGCCCCACGGACGTCATGCGGCGCTACGTGACGGTCCACGACGTCGCGACCTTCACCAACGCGGTCCGCGACGCCGAATCTCGGACGGTCACCCCCCTGGCGGATAACCTCCCGGGCGGACTGGTACCCGACACGGAATGAGAGGTGAGCGATGGCTGGTGGTGTGATCATCGACGGTGTGAAGACCGTCTTCCCCGGCACCTACGTGTCGACGACGTTCAGCAAGGCTCGCGCCCTGCCGGCCGGCGCCGGCAACGCGGCCCTCGTTGGGTCGTTCCCGTTCCTCGAGCGCGGGGTGGCCTACCTCTCGACGACGAAGGCCGCCTTCGAGCGCCTCTCGCCGCGTGACGCGGACCAGCTCCTGCTGAGCGACCTCCTCTGGAACCCGTCGAATGACGCGCGGACTCCGGGGCGCCCGGCGGGCGTCTACCTGTTCTCGGTCGACACCACGACCCAGGCGCAGGCGTACCTGCAGGACGCGACGCCCGCGAACGCGGTGCTGCTCAAGTCGAAGATCTGGGGCACGCGCGGCAACCTGACGGTGGCGACGCTCGCGGCGACGACCATCGGCGGGAAGTCGTACGTGACGTTCACCGCCGCGAACAACGGCGTGACCTACGACAACTTCAAGGTCGCGGCCGACGACAACGTCGTGACCCTGACCTACGCCAACCCCTACACCGTCGATGTCGCGGTCGCGAAGGGCTTCACTGGCACCACGGGCCTCGGCGTTGGAGGGTCGGGCTGGGTGAAGGCGACGAAGTCGGGTGACGACCTCACGCTGACGTTCTCGACGTCGGTGCCCGAGGGCGCCATCGACGACACGGGCGCCACCAACACCTGGATCCCCGGTGGTCCCATCAACAGCACGCTCGCGATGATTGCGGGTGCATCCGCCGCGCTGGGCGGAGGTGCCACGCACCTCATGGTGGAGATGACGGGCACCGTCAACGGTGTCGTGGTCGTGGAGCGCCTGCGAATCGCAGCGGCGGACATCGCCACTCCCGCGGCGGCGACCTCCACGACGACCTGGGGGTCGTCGGACCTCGTCGTGAAGTGCTACCCGGTGAACGCCACGGGCACGGCGGGCATCCCTGGCACGGCGGGTACACCCTCTGGCTCGTACGGAGGAGACGTCTTCACGTTCTCGGGCACGAACCTCACGATGAACGAGACCGCCGGGCAGAAGTACTGCTCGGACGTCATCACCCGGGTCTCGATGTTCGCCGACTACGGCTTCACGGCCTCGACGGGCTCGACGAAGTCGGCGACCACGCTCACCGCGTCGCTCGACGACAAGGCCGCGACGACCATCGTCGGCGGGCTCGCACTCGGCGCCACGGCCTACCGGCTGGTCGAGGCCATCAACAAGAACTCGGTCCTCGTGACGGCGGAGCAGGTGCTGCAGACCGCGGTCGACCTCTCGGCAGACCTCACGGTCCCGCTCGAGGGCGGCGCGCTCACGGCGGCCGGCGTCGCGGACGACTACACCGAGGTCTACGAGACGGCCTCGTGGTACGACATCATCGCCATCTCGCCCTACACGGACGACGCGGCGATCCACGCCATCCACAAGGCGCACGTTCGCTACATGAGCGGTGTGGGCGCCAACGAGCGCATCGGCGTCGTGGGCGCGACCGCGGCGGAGACGCTCAACGAGCTCCTCGCCCGCGCGGTCAACCTCGACGACCTGAACGTCCTGGTCCCCGACCAGGCCGACCGGGTGACCTACAACGGCACGACGGTGACGCTCGAGCCCTACCAGTACGCGGCGCTCGTCGCGGCCTGGGCGGCCGGCAACCTCCAGACGCCGCTCACCAACAAGAACCCGGGCGTCGTCGCCTTCTACCGCGACGCGAGCATCTCGACCCGCGAGGGCCAGGAGGCGGCCATCGCCGGCGGCGTGTGCGTCTCGGTGCAGCCGCCGGGGCGTCTGCCGCTCCTGCCGCGGTTCGTGACCTGCTACACGACCGACGAGGACCCGGCGCGGACGGAAGCGAGCGCGGTGCTGAGCCGCATGCGGATGTGCCGCTTCATCCGCGACACGTGCTCGGCTTTCATCGGGTCGAACACGACCACGACCACGGGTGCGTCGCTGAAGGTCGCCATCGCGCAGGCGCTCGACCAGCTCGTCGCCTCCGGTGTGATCCAGGCGTGGCAGCAGGACACCCTGCAGCTCACGCAGTACACGGACCGGTGGCAGGTCACCTTCAAGTTCACCCCGAGCTACCCCTTCAACTTCGCGATCGTCGAGCCGGTCATCGACGTCCCGCTCGCCTGATAGGAGTCCCTGCACATGGCAGAGCAGCGTGCAATCTCGGCCGCCTCCGTTCTGATCAAGATCGGAGGTGAGGTCATCGGGTGGGCGACGGGCTTCCGCGTCACCGAGAACAACAACCTCTTCCCCGTGGACATCATGGGCCAGCTCCGCACCGCGAGGTACGAGCCGGTCGCCAAGAAGTTCGCGGGCTCGTTCGACTACATCCACATCGGTGCGGAGCCCCTCTCCCGGTTGCGGACGGGCCCCAACCACCTCTCCGTGATGATGGAGGACTCCGACCACGCGGTGATCAACTGGACCCCGCTCTCGATGACCCTCGAGGACGTCAACACGGCGGGCGAGGTGCAGGGCGTCATCGAGGTCTACGGCTGGGTCCCGGAGAGCCGCACCTGGCAGATCAGCTACGGCAACGTGCTGACCTCGAACTGCTTCGGCTACGATACGGAGGTCATCACGGCCAACGGCATCAAGCCGATCGGCTCGCTGGCGGGAACCACGCAGCGGGTTCTCACTTCGGGTGGCCGCTGGGTCGAGGCACCGTTCCGCTCGTTCGGGGAACAGCAGCTGTACAAGCTGACGCTCCAGCGGCAGGGCGTCGAGAAGGTGATCTACACGACGGCGGACCATCGTTGGTTCGCCAAGGACCGCCGCAGCACCTACCGCCACCTCTCCTACGGGGAGTTCAAGACGACGGAGCTCCGCCCCGAGGTCCACAAGCTGGAGTACAGCTTCAGCCACGGGGTCAAGCACTGCGCGAAGCCCTCGCCGTTCGGTGTCGCGCACGGCTTCACCTTCGGCGATGGCTCCACGGTGCGCGACGGGAAGACCGCGCAGAGGGTCGCCGTCGTCGGGGAGAAGTTCCACGCGCTGGCTCCGTACTTCTCGCAGTGTGTGGCCCATCCGCGGCCGGACATCAACGCGATGGAGTACAGCGGGCTGCCCGACTTCTTCCGTGCGAAGCCCTCTCTTCTCGAGAACACGGCCTACCTCTACGGCTGGCTGGCGGGGTACTTCGCAGCGGACGGCAGCGTTACGAACGGGCAGGTGACGCTGAGCAGCGTGAAGAAGGAGAACATCGAGTTCGTGCGGGAGCTCTGCGCTGTGATCGGGATCGGCACGTACTCCCTCCGGGACCAGACGGTGGTGTCGAACCTGACGGGGCGTGACTACACGATGTACGCTCTGTCCCTGATGCGCGACACGATCCCCGCCGACTTCTTCCTTCTCCCCCACCACAAGGAGAGCTTCCTCGACAACGGGGGGCAGGACATCCCGCCGCGCAACTGGACGGTGAAGCAAGTCGAGGCACTGGACCGACGTGAGGAGGTCTTCTGCGCCACGGTGCCCGAGTACGGGTGCTTCACGCTGGGGGACAATATCCTGACCGGGAACTGCGCCTTCGTCTGCACGGACGTCCGCGAGCTCCCGGTCCAGCACAGCTACACGCCCGGCCTCTGACGCTGATTCTTCCTGGGCTGTAGAACCAGGGCATGGGGTACCGCTGGAGGTACCCCATGCCCATGGTTGATTCCGCAGCGTTCCAGGCCGAACAGGCCCGTCGTTCCCAGGGGGGCTTCGCCCCCTTCCCGCCCGCGCCGCCGGCGCCGCCGTCGCCGCTCGCTCCACCGAGCGGTGTGACGCAGCCGAGCGTGCCGCCTGCGCCGCCGAAGTCCCGCAAGACGCACCCCCCGGTCGCCATCCTCACGGTGGACTGGGTCGACGTCGACGGCGTCGAGCGGAAGGAGACCCTGACCATCCGCATCCTGTCCTTCGACGAGGAGGTCGAGATCGGTCGCCGCGCGGGCCACATCGCGAAGGTCCCCTGGGACCGCCTGCCCACCGAGGACCAGGACCGCATCCGGGCCATCGCGACGTGCTTCGTGATGTGGCCTGGGATGTCGGAGGACCTGCAGTGGCAGGTCTCGAACGACCCGCTGCTCGGTCTCCGCATGGCGCAGGAGGTGACCGAGCATCGCATGCTCTACTTTCGCGGATACGTTCGAGAGGGTGCGGCAGCTCCGCGCTCGCCCCGACTGGAGGTGGCGTTCCCGCCTGATCAGGGCCCCTGAGCCGAGCCGCCTCGTGCCTGGCGAGGTGAACGCGACGGAGCAGGAGCTCGAGGAGTACGCGTTGATGTCGATGAGCGAAGAGGACTGGGCGGGCCTGCAGGGCCGCATGTGGTCGAGGGCGGTGGCCCGGGGTGAGGCCGTCGTGACGGGCAACCCGGCGATCGATGCATACGAGCGCGCGCGCGTCGCGAGGCAGCGAGGAGGCTGAAGATGGCAGGCAAGGACCCTACTGTCACTGTAGGTATGGCGTTCGATCTGCAAAAGGCGGAGCAGAGCGCAACTACCTTCGCGAATGACCTGGCGACGAAGGTCACCAACGCCATCACGTCCGCGGTCAAAGCTGCGATGACCAAATTGGTCTCGGCGGAGATGCAGGACCTTCGGCGTCAGAATCCTGACGTCGCCGTAACCGTGCCTTTTGCAGTGCGAGACGGGAAGAATACCATCGCAGGGGGTAAGGCGCGCATCAAGTCGCTGAATCAAGAGCGCGCTGACATCAAGCGGGAGGAGGATGCGACCCTCCGGGAGTGGGAACGGGACGAGAACAGACAGCGGGCGCTGCGCGTACGAGCGGATTCGGAGCGGCGGCAGCGCGCGAATGATCGTAACCGCAATCTAGGCGCAAGCGCGGAGCTCCAACGTCAGCTCACCCCGGGCGGGAAACGCTTCACGGTCGGGCAGGCCTACGACGTGCTGAAGGGAGCATACGGGGCGAAGCACCCGGTCCCCTCGGACGTCGAGGACGCCGTGATGGCCGCGGAGGGGATGCTCCGGGGTGGCGACCCCGCTGCGGCGAAGCTGAAGATGGCCAGCATCGGCGGAGAGCTGGAGAAGCTCCAGATCGGCACAGCAGCGACCAGGAAGGCGGCAGAGGAGAAGGCCAAGACGGACGAGAAGGCCGCGAAGGAGAAAGAGGACGCCGCGATCGCGCTCCACAAGAACTACTGGGGCACCCAGAAGCAGCTTCGTCAGGCCGCAGACGCGGAGGAGAAGGCAAGCATCAAGACGCTCAAGGAGAATCTCGCCAACCAGAAGCGGGACGAAACACTCGTCCGGCGGGATGCGGCGGACGAGCTTCGCCGGGGGCGACAGTTGGTCGAGGGTTCCTACAGCATCGGCCGGGCAGAGGGGATTCTGGGTCGATCCCTCGGTGCGGGCCGCACCCCCGACCCGGCCTTGATCGCGCACGTCGCCAACGCGCGGATGTTGATGGAGTCGGGCGACGAGGGCGCGGCCAAGAGGCTCATGCTCGCGCAGCACAAGGCACTGGCCGACGAGGAGGCGGCGACTGCTGCGCAGGTGAAGTCGAACCTTGCCGAGGGTCGCAAGCTGGCCGCGCAGGAGAAGAAGGAGGAGAAGTTCAGCCGCTACGGGCTCATCTACGGCTCGCGCACCCTCATCTCTGGCATCGGCGGCCGCGTTGGAGATCTCCTCACGGGCGACCCGTGGGCGAACAGCATGGGTGGCCAGGCTGCCCTCGGCATGGCGGGGGATGCCAGCAAGGCTCTCTCGAACTTCTCAGCGAAGAGCATCCTGGCGAACAAACCTGGTGTGCTGAACGTGACAGGGCTCATCGGCGGCGCCATCGGTTCGGAAGTGATGGACGTGATCTCGAAGCTCGCAGCACGGGGCGCGGGCATCGCGAAGTACGCGACAGGCGTGCAGAGCGGGTGGATGGCCAACATCGCAACCCTCACGGGCGATAAGGCAACGGAGTACGACTGGCTCATCGGGAATACCGTTTGGCAGGCCGCCCAAGCTGTAGCCGAAGATGGGATGGCACAAGGCAAGACTGCCAAGGATATACTGGGCCAAGGTCGCTTCTCTACGGAGAGGACTCTGAGAGAGTGGGGATTCAATCCCTCGGGGGGCATGGGTACGCAGGTTCAGTATAAGAGGGAACAGGCTAACTACGCTCAACGGCTGAAGGACTTCGCAGTGGCGACAGGGGGTGAAGCCGACGCAGCTCTGAGTCGCATCGCGGGTGCGTCGCAGGGCGCCCGGCTCTCGCAAGGGGACATCGGGGAGGCCTTCGGTGTGCTCAACCGCCAAGGTCTCGCCTCCGCCGGCAAGGGCGTCGGCAGCATGCTCGCCGCGCGCGCCTTCGGCGGTGGCGGCAGCGTCGACGCGAGCGCCCGCACCCTCGCCCGTGCCGCGGGGGCCTTCAACCTGGGCCCGGGCGGGCTCGAGCCGCTGCAGCAGATGCAGTCTTCGCTCACCATGCAACTGCTCGGCTTGGGTGCCACGGGTGAAGTGGGGACGCAGTCGGCCAACGCCTTCGGCAGCATGGGGGCGGCAGGCGTCTCGATGGCGCGGGTGCCGCAAGTCCTCCAGTCCTACCTGGGAGATGCCGCGAAGGCCCGGCAGATGCTGGGAGGCAACGCCTTCGGACAGCTTCGCGCGAGCGCGACCTTCATGGCAGCTCTCAATAGGGGTGGCGGAAACCCCCTCCTGGCCGCTGGCGAGGTGGGAAATGTCTCGCTGGACGAACAGCGAGACACGGCGAACTCGCTATTCGGTTCCGAGCTCTCCACGACGGCCTTCAACATGGGCGGGATGAGCCGCGGAGAGGCGGAGAGGTTCGTGGGTGGTAAAGGTCAACTTCCCTCGGAGGAGGTCACACAACCCAAGATGGGTTGGATCGATCAGCTGACCTCCGCCTACCGCACCGCGAGGAACAAGGTGGAGGGGGCCAAGGACTTAGGAGAGATTGACAGTCTCGAGCGCGCGGGCATGGCTCTTGATCGCATCGCCATTCGCCTGGACCAGATCGTCAGCGGGCTAGGTATGACGGGCCTGTTCACCGAGGGGTACTGAGCCATGGCGTACACCATCGAGATCCACCGCCACGGTGCGGGCAAGCAACCCGTGGCGACGCTCCGGGCTACCGACTTCGCCTACGTCCACTCCACCGCGGGCGGCTCGAACTTCAACGTCACCGCCAAGGACTACCTGGCGCAGCACTTCAACAGCGTCCGCGTGGGCGACTGGGCGGTCGTTCGCCGCTCGGGCGCCACCGCGGTGGCGTTCGGGCACGTCGACACCGTGAGCGGCGGCGTGCAGGTGAAGAGCGGGGCCGTGGTCGCCACGAAGCCTTTCCGGGTCGGCTGCAGCTCCTGGTTCAACTTCCTCGGCAAGTGTCGCCTCTACGTGCCGCTCGGCTTCTCCGACACCGTCGGCACCTCAATGTCGGTGCAGGACTGGTCCCTTGCCGCGGCCGCGGTCTTCACCGAGTACGCGACGGGCTCCATCGGCGTCGCTCTCGCGCGCCTGCACAAGCTCATCGGGCGCGTGCGCCTGCCTGAGAGCCTCGGTGGCGAGCTCCTCGGCGACGCCATCCCCGTCGTCCACGACTCCGAGACCCAGGCGCGGTGGGCCCCGCAGCGCGTCATCGACCCCGTGAACGTCGCGAACGGCATCATGGGGGGCCTCAACTTCACCTTTCAGGACTCCTCCATCCAGGAGCTCTACTACGGCAGCTTCGTGCCCGACCCCCGGCTCATCGAGATGTTCCCGAGCCTCGAGGTCGCCCCCGAGCAGGCGGACAGCTCCCGGGGCTGGGCGGGGACGGGCCCGGAGTACCTGCCGCTGCCCGCGCTGGCACGCATCCTCGGCGTGACCCCGGTGCTCATCTACCGGCTCCGGCCGTGGCGCGCGCGCCCGCTCATCGAGGCGGTCGACGCGCTCGACTACGACATCAACCCAGACGCCATCGCGGACGTGCCGCTGCGCCAGCAGGCCGCACCGAACATGTCCACGACGCAGGGGGATCAGCACGTTACCGCTGACCCCGCGCTGGAGGGCGCGGCGCAGCTCCGAGCCATCGCGCAGGGGCAGACCCGACTGGCGGAAAGCCTCACCTGGAAGTATCGCCAGCTGAACCTGTTAGGGGAGTTCCAGAACGGGAAGCCGCCGCTGTTCTCCACGGTGACGTGGGACACGCGCCGGGCCATCGAGATCCCTGCGAGCATCATCGACGACATCGACCTGAACTGGGACGACGAGCGCCGCGTGAACGAGGTAGCGATCAACCTCTCCACGGACCCAGGCACGGGGGCGGAGGCTATCCGCTCGATGGGTCTGCCGCTGGTCAACGAGGAGTCGGTCATCAACCACGGCACCCGGCTCGCGAAGCCCGTGTGGCCGTTCGTGCTGCCGCGGCTCGGCGACAACAACTGGATCCCCTACATGCGGAGCGTGGCCTGCCAGCTCATGCAGTTCCAGCAGGCCGCCCACCTCATGGCGAACGGTACCATCTCGATCAGGTGGCCCGACGCGGAGGTCCGCGACGAGAGCGGAGGTCAGACCACGTTACGCACACAGCTCCCGGCGCTGGTGGGGGAGATGGTCTCCGTGGCACTCGAGGGGCTCGACCAGCCCCTCTTCGCCTACGTCGAGAGCGTTTCCCATCGCGCGGCGGTACAGCCGGCGACGGGCACCGAGACCGCGGGCGCAGTGATCACGTTCAGCCGGGGTCTCATCGGCATCGAGGACGTACGGAAGACGTCGGTGCCCCTCACCAACCAGGTTGGAGGGAAGGGCGGGACCCGGGCGGCGAACCCTCCTCAGGCTCCGGCGAGTGCGCCGATAGCGCCCGAGGAGGCACCGAAGGACATCCGCAGTGCAGGTCTCAGGGCGGTGGCGAAGGCGAGGGAGATCTGGCTGCAGCAGTACATCAACCCCAACGCGTCGCAGCCTCACCCCGAGACACTCGCCTTGCTCAACAGTCTGCTGCGAACGGAGGAGGGTTGCGGAGGGACGTGGCTCAACGCGGCCAGTGACTTCACCTTGGCGGAGTACCTCGAGGACCAGAAGAAGACGGAACAGCAGAACCGCTACACCGACTACTGCGGGTGCTTCGCCGCGACGTGCTGGCGGGCTGCCGGGCTGCAGTTCGCGCTGCGGAGGGTCTACTGGGCCTCCACGGGGCGCCTGCGCAACTACGCCAGGTACATCCAACAGGACAAGAGCACCCTCGCCGCCGCTGCACTGACCGGTTGGCCCCAGCAGAACGACGACCAGGACCGCAAGATCCTCGAGTTGACCGCCTACAGCAAACCTGCCGACGTGCTCGCATTCGACCCGCAACCTGGGGATATTCTGCTCATCGGGAGCACCAACGCGGGCCCTGGTTCGCATGTCGCGCTGGTCGAGTCCTACAACGCCACGGCGGGTATGTTCACGACCTACGAGGGCAACGGTGCTCCCAAGGGCGCTGGCTCGTACCCGGACGGTCGCCTGCGCACGGAGTACGGCGTCGTTCACCGCACTCGCCCCGTGGGCAAGCAGAGCGGCTACGATGCGTGGGTGCGCTATATCATCCGCCCCTCGATGCGCGATCTCGCGCCGGGGTTGTGAGGGAACCATGACGAAGCCCTTCGCACGCCTGGCGCAGCAGTTGACCTTGGTGGAGGTGGCCTACGCCGTTCGGGAGTACGACGTTGACGGCAGCTACTACGTCGACATCGTCAACCCCGACACGGGGCAGCTCGGCTCGATGCAGTGCCTGGTCGTGGGGGGCGACGGCAAGAACCTCGGCATCCCGGATGCGCCGTGGGTGCCAGGGGCGGACCTGGCGGACTACCCGCAGGTCGTCGTCCTCCACCGTGGTGACAACCGCCAGCCCCTAGTCCTCGACGTTGTGACCAACCTCTCGGGGCGCTACGCGGCTGCAGGGGCTACGACATCCAACACGACATCCCCGGCGAAGTTCAAGCGTAGTGATCGTGTTGTCCACAACGGGGGCTCTGCCGTCGTCCTCCGCAACGATGGTGCAACCGTCATCGACCTTGCGGAGGGGCAGAACCTCCTGGTCAACCTCAACGGTGGGGTGCTCCGCGTCGGTACCCCCGATGACGCCAAGGACCGAGCGCTGCTCGCGAGCCCTGCGGTCGACCTGTTCAACACGCTCATCGACAACTACAACGCGCTGCTGGGTGCGCTGCAGACGGCGCTCACGGCGGCCACTTCCTCCCCGGTACCCGGCGACGTCTTCGTAGCGACGCTGAGCGCTGCACTGGGGTCGATGCCCGCGCTCAGCTCGGCGCAGCTCGAGGAGCTCCAGAGCGCGGTGCTCTACCTCTCCAGCCTCGCGGGGAAATGATGCCCTTCCTGCCTGCAGACATGACGGGGATGCCGTCCATCTACCACGGGCCCAACTCCACCGCCGTGGACAAGAGCACGGGGGCAGGCGGTGGCCGTCACGGCCGGGGGCTCGCCGGCGGCGCCGTGAAGGTGCAGGAGCACAGCTACGTCGATCGGGCCCACTACTTCGCGCCCGTGTTCAGCGTCGAGGCCGACCCCGGCGGCAAGCTCTTCGCACAGTTCTACCCGCAGCGCTACTACCTCGAGTTCTTCCAGAACTGGAAGGGCGATGCGAAGCCTCTCGACGTCTTCCAGCTCCCCTACGTCAACGGCATCCGCGGCCAACAGCCGCTCGCGCTCGAGCGCACCTGGACCTTCGACGGCATGTACGAGGAGCACTCGGGCATTCGCCAGCGGGAGTTCCACGTCACGGGACGCTCGGGCCACGACCCTGGCGACCTGCAGTACTTCCACGCCTTCCGCAACTTCATCGAGCGCTACGCCGAGGAGTCGGCGAAACACAAGAACGCTTTCCGGCGCGGCGACGACGTTCGCCTCGTGCTGAACTTCCCCTTCGAGGGGGAGAGCTACTTCTGCTCGGTGATCGGCTACGAGTTCATCCGCGAGGCCGCCTCGAGCAGGATGAGCTTCATCTACAGCATCACCCTGCGGACCCACGGCTGGGCGACCCGCAAGTGGTCGCTGCCGTCGTACCTCCACACCTACTTCGACAAGAACGACCCGAACGGGGATCACACCGACCCGTACCATCAGTGCCACCACGCGGCGAACTACGCCATCGAGCACTCCGGGGATCCAACCGCGCTCCCCACCGAGGAGCACGACGAGGTCGTGCGGATGGCCATCGGGGGCAGCGGGTTGGGTGACCCCCGCGAGCCTCTGAAGCGGGGACAGAGCCCCGCGTGGGCGGGCACGAAGCGGGACTCCGACTACTACCGCACGCTGTGGGGTGCGGCGTTTCCTGCCGTTGCAGCACTCGCCACCGCCTGGTCGCTGCTGAGCCCCGGTCGCCGTAGGAAGACCTGGAAAGAGTACCAGTTCCGCAACATGTGGCTGAACGAGATCCAGCAGCAGTGCTTGACCGCGCTGGGCATGCAGTTCGAGTTCCTGGGTATCCCCGGCGGGGTGTTCGGGAAGCTCAGCACGACGGGGGATAGCTTCGAGCTCGTCATCGGCGGCAACTACGGGCCGTCCGGGTTCTCCTTCGCGCTCGGTGGCACGGGTGAGAAGAAGCCCCCGACCGCGACGGCGCGCCCGCCGCGCGCGGTGCCGGTCCGGCCGGAGCCGGTGACGGTCACGACGGTCATCGCCGGCGACAACTCGCTCATGGACGTCGCCGCGCGCGAGTGCGGCGACGCCGGCCTCTGGTCGCAGCTCATGCGGCTCAACGGCTGGCAGGACGCTCGCACGCAGGGCAACGGCGCCCCCATCGCCGC